GTTTTGAGATGCTCTGTCATAAAATCAAAGTATCTTGCTACTGTTTCACTCCAGTGTTCTCTGCGACCTTTATCGTCAAGATAGCGGCTGTATCGTGATTTAGCGATGAAGGTATTGTAGGGACTCATTGTGTATTGTGTCATTCTTATTTAACTTCCTGTTCTAGTTTATCGGCATATTCTTCAATCTTATCAGAAAACATTTGGACGATTTCTTCACTGCTAATATCCAGCAATTCTAGCAATGTGATTTCGTCCAACTCTTTAAGACGCTCTTTAATTTCGTGAAGCAGTAATGGCATCTGTCTCTTTCTTAATAAGGTACTCTAAGTAGTGTTTGGCTTTCTCTAGGTCTTCAACTCCATTCTTAAATTTATAGCGAAGGATGTATTTTACCACATTTCCAGCCCAGTAGTCAAGACCCCATTCTTCAATGATTTCCCAAGGCTGGTGAGCTTTCTTGTAGTGGCTACCGCCAACCTGTCTAGCAAGGACATCACCGGGGTCTTCCATGCCTTTTTGATATTTTTCAATGACTTGCGCTAATGTCTGTGGTTGAATGTAGCCAAACGGTGTTGGCATTGCGACTGGACTATCATCCATAATATTTCACCTCCGCTGATTTTTTAATAGACTTTGTTCCTTGCGACCAAGTTCCGCAATCTCGACACTGATAGCGTTGATACGCTCCTGTAGTAGATATAGCACTGCCTCTTTTTTGCAGATTCGTCGAAGCACAATTCGGGCAATGGTGTCCATCCAAGAAGAGATTGTGATTAGGATGAGACTTAATCCAAGGAAGAAGAGTGCCGTACAACGACTCAAGTAAAACGACATCTTGTATATTATACTTTTCCATACGCTTCCAAGCATCTTTATCTCCGTTCATGCACTTGACCCACAACTCGTGTCCTTCGTGTTCGTGTTTCTTCCCTAATCCTAAGCGTTGTGCTACATAGTCCAGCTTGTTACTAGGAAACCTAAAGTTGCTACGAACAACACGCAGTAGGTCAATTTGTTTATAAGGCGATGGTGGATTAAAACTATGTAATAAGAATTCCTTGTTAAGTGTAGGAATATCAAACTTAGTACCATTATAGTGAACCACAGCATCTGCATCGTTAAGAAGGGCATGAATTCCTTTCAGCATTGTCTTTGGTCTTGATTGGTGTACAGAATCAAACAGTACATCTTTCTGTCCTAGCCACTTAGCTGCGTAGCATAGGACATAAGAAGACTCCATCAACTGATTGATACTGACATTCTGTTGCCAAAGACCCCACACATGGGCTGTGTTCGGACTAGACTCAATATCTAACAGTAGTATTTTCAAGACCATTCCTTATCTTCATCAGACTTGTCAAGGTCTAGTTCTTGTTGAGCATCAGGATTTTCAATACTGTATTCTGCAGTTCGTGACAGCAAATATCCATGATAATCAATAAACCGAAGTTTGTTTTTTACATCATAGCCGTAAACTCCGCTTAGGAAGTCTGCAAAATCAAGCATCACTGCAGTCCATTCTGTGTCTGACGAATGCGATACTGTCATTTCAACTGATTTCTCTTTTGGATAACCATATTGTGTGCCGTCATCGTCGTACTCAGACTCATAGCTAAAACGATAAGTATTGGTTAAATCTTTCATTGTGTTTCCTTTCTATCTTGCCATCATGTTAAATAATACTTCTGCATCAATTACTGCTAAAGGTTTACTGCCATTCTGCTTGACAATCACAATCGGTTCATAATCGCCGTGTGACTTTGCTTGTTCGTAATACTTATACACTGCCACCTTTGCTAACGATTTACATTCAATTGATGCTGGAATTTCATCTTTAGCAAACTGAGACATCACAATGTCTTCACCGTGACTCCCCATCGGACAACTGCGTAAATCTAGTTCGCTTAGTTGCGGATACCTTTTTAGTAACTCTTTTACTACCCACTTTTGTAGGTTTCGTCCCTTTGCTTTCGCTGACTGTGGCTTCATTTAATACCTTTCTATCTTTAATCCATGCTTTGGGAATGTGCATCCTAGCGTTGGTTTCAGTGTCCGACCATGTAGACGCAATACAGATGGCTTCATCCGTCTCGTGAACTAGAAAACCAACAGTAATGCACTGGTGAATCTCTGCTTTAACTTTCTCTTCCCATCCGGAGTCAGCAACAGCATCAATCCATGAGATTTGAATTATATCTGGGGTAACTGCCACAGTTCATTTTCCTTTCGTTGTAACCACAATAATTGTCCATTTTCTAAGACACGCTTTTCATCGCCGTCATACGCTTCTAAAACGGCTTTAAACAGTTCGGTTTCATTGGTACAGTCCGCTAATAGTTTCTTTGCTTTAACTGGTCCAATGCCTTTTAATCCAACGATATTATCAATCCTGTCGCCAGTTAATATCTGTGTATAAAAAGACACTAAGCCTTCAAACTCTGAGACATAATACTTTTCTTTTTTACGATAGTTGTAATGCCAACCTCTAAACTGGTTCAGGTCTTTATCGATATGAACCATGATTGTTTCGTTTTCTGGAACCGCATAAGCAGCGATACCAACAGCATCATCCGCTTCGATTCCTTTGACGACTGTAAAGCCCCACGATGTAACTAAATGACACCTAAGTGCTTGAAAATGCACAGGTTTCTCAGAAGTGCGTTGTCCTTTATAGGGCGCAGTTACCGCTAAAGTATCTCGAAAGTTGCCTTTACCAGTCAGAAATCCTTTATAGTCTTCACAATCTAAATCCATACATAACTCAACCATTGTCTGCTCAAGTCGTGAAATTGCAATAGGCTCCTCTACATCATTGCTAGAGAAGCCTACTGCGTAGATTAACGAATCAGCGTCAATCAGTGCTGTTATCACAGGATGTCATCATCCATGTTTTCGTCAGCATCAACACCATCGGCGCTGTACTTAACTAAATCAGTAATAACAATCTTTGCTAATGAAGCCGAGACACCATTCTTGTTCTTCCACTTCCACTCGTAAGGCTTGATGAGTGCAATTGCTTTAGAACCATTGCCAACAGTATCTTTTATTTCATTACCAGACTTATCGTACGGCTGAATAGCATAGTTTGACTTCACAGTCAAGAACCAACCCTTCTCAGGCTTGTCCTCACGCTTGCGTGGTGCAAGACCGATAGACTCTAGCGCCTTAACAGCGTTGTCTGATAGATTGGCTAAGTCGCATTGGAACTTACCACTCATTTCGTTAACACGGTCAAAGAAAGCCCATTGAACTTCTGCTTGAATTTTTACTGGTTTCATTTCCATATTACTCTCCTTATCTACTACGGTTTAGAAATACTGCTTGGTTATTATACAACAACTTACAACTAAATGATTCCACGATATGAAATAGTTACTGCAGTGTTTGAGTGCTGTAATCAATACTGGCTTCTAGTGTGCCGTCTTCAATATCAAGTAACGCATCCTTTAATAATTCGTAGGTCTCTTCAAGGTCAAAAGAGGATTCTAAACTGTAAGTACCATTCTTATAAGCAGTAACAACAGTCATTCCTAATATGTCTTCTTTATTTTTATCCATTAATGGGTCTCTTTCCAGTTATTACCTACACGATATTCGCCACTTAATGGACAGCGCATATTTAATATCACACCAGCATCGGCAATCGACTGTACGCCTAGTTTACCGACTTCGTCTGCACGATTCTCTTCAACTTCTATTTGCCACTCATCATGGACATTGGCTACGAATTTATAATCAATCTGTGACTGGCGCAAACGCTTATTGAATATCACCAGTGCTTGTTTCATTGCTATCGCACCTGCGCCTTGCAATAGCGTGTTGAGCGCTGAATGCTCCGAGCGAACGAGTAACTTGCGTCCGTCAAGACCCGGTAGCCACGCTTTCTGAGCATAGATACGAGAAACTTTTTCCCGCAATTGTTTAAGCCTCGGCGTGTTGCGTAGAAAACTAGCAATGAGTGTTTGTCCTTCTTTCGATGAACCTCCAACAATTGACCCAATCTTGGTAGCTCCTGCACCATAGAGGAATGCATAGATAAAAGTCTTAGCTTGGTTCCTTGTCTCAAGCCCTGCTGCTTTCTGGTTTGCTGTGTGAATGTCGCCTGATACAACTTCATTAGTATACGCATCGTCTTTCATATAATGAGCCAGCATCCGCAACTCTAAACCACTTGCGTCAATGCCAACTAATTTATATCCTTTCTTAACTGTCCAAAGTTCTCTGCAATCAGGACCATAGGGACTACCGCTATTGGGAACCTGCGCCATGTTAGGGCTGTGGTGTGTCATCCGACCTGTGACTGCGCCGTTAGTAATGACCTGTCCATGCACACGACCATCAGTTTGAATAGCATCAATCCAACTTTCAACCTGTGCTATCCGCTTTTGTAACATCAAATACTCAGCGATGGCTTTCGCTTCTGGGATGTCGATGCCTTCGAGCGTGGTTTCGTCGACGATGATGTTACCTTTCGGGGTACGCTTTTTCGGCTTCCAGCCTTTTTCAATGAGCCTTTCTGCGATTTGCTGGCGACTTCCGGGATTGAAGTCTTCCACGATGTCGGGAAGGGGTCTACCTGTTGTTTTGTGGGTGCGACCAGATGTGACTTTGGCAGGAAAGATGCTCTGCATTTCAACGCAAATAGCGTCCAACTTAGTTTTAAGAACAGATAGTAATTGTAGAGCTTTAGCTTCATCGAATCTGAATCCACTTCGCTCTTGCTCTGCGATGATGAACGCAACTTCGTGTTCGAGTTTGATACTTTCTTTTGAATAATCATTTGACATCTCCTTGGTTAAATGTTCATACAGCTTCTGTGTTACTAATGTATCTTGAATGCAATAGTCAAGCATCTCTTGAGTAAGACCGCCATTAAAAGATTCAAAACTACTCTTAAAAAATCCTATACGCTTACCCCATTCAGACAGACTGTGACCGCCGTCTAATTGCGGATTATATAGGCGAGACATCACTAAGGTGTCAACAATCTTTTCTTCCGCAATCGTTATTTTCCATAAGTTCTTTAGAACAGGCACATCAAAGAAAATTCCATTGTGAGCAATAATCTGCTCTGCTCTGTCTAAGAAATTCTGCAGCCCAACAAAGTTCTGCCAAATATGCACTTGGTTGGTATCAATGTCACGAGCAACGACACACCAAATCTTGTCGGGAAATAAATTGGTTTCAATATCAAGAACGATTCTCATTCGATTATTGTAACCAAATCTGCAAGATTAATCAAGTATAGTTTAGAAGTATTATCATCGCCACCACGCACTACTCTCGGCTTGTGTTTTTTAATATAGCGCTTTAGCACCGCCACAGGAAACACGAGTGTCATTATTAGTTCACCCTTTAATGCTAGATTATGAAACCAGAAGTCTGATTGTGTTACAGCAATGCCACTAGGATGTCCACGACTCTCAAATTCAATTACAATATTACCCGTTGAATTCCACTTATCTCGCTCAGTCTTAACTTCAATCTTACTGTTCTGAAATATATCAGCAATCTTTTGTTCAAAGATTTGTCCATATTCCAAATCAATATCGAAGCGATTATCGTTGTTCAGTTTCATTTAAGATTAATCCAGAGTCCTATTTGCGCTGCAGCATAACCTATCCAAATCAATGCGTTAGACATACTGCCTTTACTTAATTGCAAGACACCAACAACTAAATAGCCAATGCCAGTAGCTCCGACAATGTAGTGTTCAAGAGTCATTTCTTTTTAACTACTTTCTTCTTAACAACAATCGGTTCTTCTTCAACTGGTCTAGGTGTCTCAAACATTATTGCTAATAGTTCTTGAATCTCTGGTTCTGTTGCCACCCAACGACTGCCGTCATTAAAGTGAATCTCTCTGTCAATGATGTAAGTAACATTCTCAGGATTGATAAGCCTGTTGCCAATTATTAGTAGTTTACTCATCGCCCATTCTCTCTAGTTCGTGTTCAGCTAGTGCTGTAGCTGCTTTTAAACTCTTAATTAATTGTTTTACATCGTCACGGTGGTCATGATGGATAGCACCGCCAACGAAATACATTTCTAAAGTCTGACGCACAACTTCTTTTAATGTGCTTTTAAATGTAACAGGGTCATCGCCATCACCAATGTAGAATCCATACTCCATACTGCCATTTTCAGCAACCCAGATAAAACTGTCTATCTTAACTGTTTTTGTAGTCATCCTTGCTCCTTTTTCAAATACGAATCAATTGCATCATCAATCTCTTGACCTAACATCCACTGCCATTTAGTCATGTCGCCGTTGCACAGAATCACAGATGGTGCCGCAATCTCAGGGTCAACATCCCATGATGCACTGCGTAGCCAGAGATAGCGTTCAGAATTCCTGTATATTTCTTGATTGTCCTGAATCTTACTAAACACATTACGATTGAGTTCTTTTAGTCTTTCAATCTCGGTGCATAAATCAGTGATGATTTTACGAGTGACATGATACTCATCGGTTTGTGCATAGCGCTTGGCTTTGTCAATTAAATCGTCTTTCATAGTGTGTCCTTAATTTCTAACATTCGTCCGGTTTGTCCATTATACAGCAAAGCGCCACAATTACCAGTGTAACCACTAAATCGATTCTTTAACACTCGTACCGATGTGGTATTACGCTCAATTGGGTCTTCTGCCTGTCCATTACGCTCTAATCCTATCACAATGTCTGATAGTTGTGCAATAGCGCCTGAACCACGCAACTGTGCCAAGGATGTCACTGCACCTTCTTCGTGTCCACGACCTTCGTTACGCTTTAGGTGTGAGACACAAATCAAACTGATACCGGTCTCCTGAACAATCATGCGTAGTTTAGTCATGATAGCGTCTAGAGCTTTGCGTTCATCACCAACATCACCGCCACTGACAATAATACTAATATGGTCAAGAAAGACATAACCACAGCCAAGACCCTTAGCCATGTAGCGCACTCTGTTGACAATGTTTTCCAAAGAAGTGCTACCAAAATGGTCAAACAGATAAACACGGTCACTTCCCAAAGTTCTATCAAATGCATCTTTTAACTCCTCCGGTGATACCTCAACATCAGGTAGATGAATCGGTTTGTTTATTGCTAATGACATGAGAGACCGAGCTGTTTTGCGGACTCCCTCTTCAAGAAACATAAGTCCAATGTTGTCGGTTGTCTTGTTAAGTATGTGCCATACAATCTCTCTAAGAAATTGTGATTTGCCAAGTCCACTTCCTGCTGTGACCATAACGAGTTCACCCTTGCGGATGCCGTATGTGAGCTTATTAAGTGCCTCGTACGGATAGTCACAATCAGCCTTTTCAATAGGCGCTGATACCATGTCCCAGAGACTGTTGCCTTGCACAATCCCATCAGGGATATAAGACTCAGCACCCCACCAAGTATCAACAAATTCTTTACTAGCGTTATTCTCAAGATAATCACACGCATCTTTGTATCCTGTCTTGTGCTTCATTATTTTAACTTTGCCGCCGAATAACTCAGCGACTGCCTGTGCTGCTTTCTGTCCGGGTTCATCGGCATCAAACGCTAAGACAATGTTCTCAAACGAATCAATCCATTCATATTGTGCTTTGCAGTCCTTTAGAGCGCCACTAGCGCCACTACGGATACTCACGCAAGGGTACTTGCTACCTTGCATCTGATAAGCCGCTAGAGCGTCTAATTCACCCTCACAGATAGTCAGATAGCGACCAGATTTTGGGAATAAATGCTGTCCAAATAGTGTGGCATCTTTGAAGTCACCAGCAACACTAAAGGATTTGTTTTCCACAATCCTAGTTTTGATAGCGACCATCTTGCTATCGGCATCATAGTAAGGATAGTAGTGTTTGCCATTATCTTGCTTAACACCAAATGCTATGCAAGTAGCCGAAGTAATACCACGGTCAACGATACTAAGAGAAGTAGCAGAGTCATAAAAGTTTAGTTCCTTATTCATTGGTTTTTTGTAGTCTTTCGTAATTTCACCATTCCTAGCCTTGTATGTGTGGCATACATGACAGTAAGTGTGTCCATCGCTGTGCATCGCATTACCATCGCTTGAACCGCACTCGTCGCAAGCCATGTGATACAAAAATTTACTCTCTTTCAATGTCTTGAACCCTCCTCCGTAATGAGTTGACAGCGCAGTGCCTGAACCTCTGCCAACGCCATAACCAATTCGGTTTGTGTTTTGATTAGTTCGTCCTGTAATGCTTTGATTTGCTTCATCAAATCTTGTTCGCATAATTCTCTATCCTCGCTTGTCCAAGTTGTCATCTTTTCTCTCCATTTCCATAGATTGTTCCAATTCACTAGGTTTAGTGGCGGACACTTCCATACCATCTTCAGTTCCTTCAAATAATTTTAACTCTTTTGCACAATGAATGCAAAGAAAAACATAACCATCAGGTATGATTCCTCTGCGCAGTTCATCATTCTCTTTCTTCAGTTTTGTTATCTCTGCCAGCAACATTCGTGCCATCGATTAACTCCTTCCAATTAGTGTCTTCAGGTAATACGGTTATTATAATATCTTTTTCTTTAGATTTCTCAATTAAATTATTCAATACTGAGCTGCCATACAGATGTAAGCCATAACTGTTCTTGTTGCACCGATAGATTGAACCAGAGTGTCCCTCAAAATCAAAGTATTTAGATTGGTCATCAACGCCTACGATACCGCTATTGATTTGCCATGAGTCAGAACCAGCCCATCCGCCATACCAACACGCAAAGACTCGATGTAGCTTGGTCTTATCGCTCACAACCTCAACAACAACCCATCTATCAGGAATATTCATTTACGACCCCATTGATGACCGCAATCCGGACACTTCCATGCCACAGTCCTATCTAAATCCATATCATAAATTCCAATAGCTCTACCCCATTGTCCTTGGGTTCTATCTGCGCCGTATGACTTAGCACTTTTATCTGCTTCTGCCTCTGAACCTGTTTTCTCAAAGAAGTATTGCCAGATAGAACCGCCATCTAAATCAGCATTACAGTTTGGACAATAGCCGTGTTCATTTAACATCAATCACCCCTTGCATTTTAACTCGCCATGGGTATTCTTTCTCAATCCAAAAACAACGATAAGTCCCATTCTTAACACTTAACCAAGCCTCGTATCGTTGATACTTATCTGTTGCGTCATAACAATCCTCATGCGCCCATTCCATACGACCAGCAACATAGCCGACCAAGATACCAAAGAAGAACGCTGATATAACAAAACCACGCATCAAAATAGACATTCGCCTAACCTTTCCCAAGCCTGTCTAAACGGGTTTGGCTTGACTTGTTGATTGACTTTGAGATAGAAACTAGGGTCTAACTTACAATGCGCCTGTGCCTCTTGCTTACTAGCAAAGCAACGCACAATTTCGTTGTATTCATCCCTAACCTCAAAACGGAGTTTCATCAGCATCCTCCATTACTGCTCTACCAACAAGCCTATTCACCTTATCAGCAATCGCCGTTGATAAATCGTCCATGACCTTATCGTAGCCATAATCCCCAATTAAATCAACCATATCCATCATTATGAAATGGTATCTTGCTTCTTCATTGTGGTGCATAAAACCCCCGTTAGTTAAAAGACAATGCCAATTAAAAGACAAAACCATCTAAAAGTCAATACATAAGACAAAAATAAACTACTTGACAACATTTACAAAATTGAGTATAATGCTTTTACAACATAGACTATCGTTGATTGGTTCTTTATGTTAATTGATAGTAGTCTATATTCACAGTTATGACATAGACTATATTAACTATAACGATACCTATATTACCCGCAAGCGAGTGCATTATCGATTGTCCCAATCAATCCAATAATCATCTGGGTCCTCAGCATCTAAACCACCATCGATATACCCGTTATCATCAATCAACGATTCAGTCATAGCCGTGTCTGATTCATTCATTAGGTCTTGCCGAACTTGTATCGGGATATAAGCCTCAATCGTTTTAAGACAATCTGAGCATAATTCTACATATTGCCTAGTGATACCATGCTTTATGGTAGCCTCAAAGTCAGTTAATGACGCATTACAACATTGGCATCGCATCTTAAAAATCTCCTTCTGTAAATTCTTCGGCTATTTCTCTCCAATACGACTTGACCTTGTCAATAACATCTTGTGGCGCCGTGTTAGGTTCATAATCTTCTTCAATCTCTAACTGACCTAAAGCCTCATACCAATTAGATTCTTCAGCCCAATAGTAAACACCACCAGACGATAACGCAGACTCTAGCGCCTCGAGATAAGCCTCTTCGTTAAAATCATCATCTTCGGGTTCATAATACCTATCATTGTTATATTTCATAAAAGCCTCTCCATTCAATTAAAATTGATTAAGTAATACCAACACATCACCAACACTAAGAAAACCTCTCTAAAGCCCTCTAAATCAATTCTAGAGGTATTCCCAAGTATAGCATAATATCACTCCAATAAGATGATACATAACATAGGCTAAAATTAGGTAAAAACAAGCCCACCAATATAGTGTTTTCATTGTTTATAAGCCTCCCGTGCATTGTGAATGTTTAGCCATAAATTAAATAATTCCCCATCAGATAAGCGCCATAAGTGTTTCTGATACTCTGGGTCAGTCTTACCCTCAAGGTATCCTAGGTCTTTCCAGATTTGATATTGCATTTCTGAGCGTGTCATTATTACCCTTTAATATAGTCTAAGCGCTGAAATGTTTCCATATCTGTATAGCCTGATTCATGGATTCGATATAGTGTAGTTAAATATCGTTTAGGGTCTGATTCATCTAACCATATATTTATGTCAATAGTGTTATCCCATGCAGTCCAATAGTCCTCTAAGATAAAATCTATTTCTTCTGGTTTGTGAGTATCTTTTATACCCTCGATTATTCCCTTAACATAGGCTTTAATCTCGTTTAGTTCGTTATCGGATAAGTTCTCTATATTGTTTGTCATAACTATATCTCCTCTCTAGCGGGTTCAAACTTCGGGCAATCATCATTAAAGTCTAAATCCCTCTCAATTAGCGCTAGTTTGCGCCGTTGCTCTGTGATGAACTCTCGCATATCATCGAACTCAAATAA